TATCAATGACAATTTATGCAGACGAGGATTTCTATAAAAACAATTATCTTTGTGGTAAAAAAGGGGTTATTGATACCGCTTTTTCTTTTTATGCAAGGTCGGCAACGCAGAAAATCAAGCTTTATACTTGTGATAACATTGACGAAAGCGATATACCCGAATGTGTAAAAATGTGTTGTTGTGAGCTTGCGGAAAAGCTTTATAGCTATGAGCAATCAGATAACGACGGTGTATCATCTGAAAGTGTTGGTGGCTGGTCAAAGTCATACGAAAGCACTTCGAATAAACAAAGGAACCTGAAATCAGATATACGAGAAATAGTGTATAAATGGCTGTCAAACACAGGCTTGCTGTATAGGGGGCTTAGGTGATGTTAAAAAACGCAGATTGTACGCTATATCTTTACAATAAAGCTACGCAAGGTTTTACAAGGCATATCATAAACGGCGTCTATTGGCGTGAAAATAAAGCAGGAAATGTCCTTAGAAGTGGTTTACAGACAGCGGATAGCACAACGATATATTTATACTCCGATGATGTTAAACCGCTCACAGTGGCTAAGGATATGCTTGTAAGAGGTTTATGTGACTTTGATTTTGATAATACAAATCAACAGACAATTTCGGAAAGTATGAAGAATTTTAAAAATACATACAATGCAGTTACGGTTATGAGCATAGATGATTATATGTTCGGAAACCTTCCGCATATCGAAATATCAGCAAAGTAGGTGAACTTATGCAGCTGAATGGAAAGTTAATTCTGAACTCAGATATACAGAAAACTTATACAAGCAAGTTTGCAAAGGCACAGCAATTTGTTGACAGCGAGTGCATAAGACTGATGGTTCCATACACTCCAATGCTAAGCGGACAGATGATGCAGTCGGCAACTCGTGGAACTGTTATTGGCAGTGGTGAGATAAAATATAACTCCCCATACGCTCGATACCAGTATTACGGCAAGCTGATGGTCTCAAGTATTACAGGCTCATCTTACGCTCGCAAGGGAGAAAGTAAAGTTCTTACTGGCAAGGATTTGCATTATAACAAGAGTAAGCACCCTCGAGCTGGCAAGCTATGGTTCGAACGAATGAAAGCTGACCGCAAGGAACAGATTTTGAAAGGAGCACAAAATCTTTTATGAATATAATTGAATTTGTAAAAAGCATTGTGCAGGAATTTCCGAAAATTGCAGAGGTGTGCAATGAAATTCATGTTGATTTTACGGAAGATACTCCTACGAACTACGGTTTGTCTTCAAGCGGAGATACGCTTATTAAGCGTTATGTGAACGGTGATGAGGTTCGTCAGCATACATTTTCGCTTTATGCGGTGTATCAGTCTATAAACGATTATGACCGTATTACAAACAGTGGCGTCCTGCTTGAACTGCAAATGTGGCTTGAAAACTATGCTAAGGGTCAACAGTTCGAGTTTGAAGTTGGAGACAAAATTTTTAGTTGCGAACTTCGCAAACTAACTTGTGCAAACGGTATGCTGTATGCAATACCTAATGAAAATATGAATGATGCGGTGCAGTATCAATTGCAAATATCCGCAAAATATAATTTATATAAAGGAGATTTAAACAATGAGTATTAAACAAAGAAGAACTATTGCAAACTACATTGATGTAGCAGAGGCAGGTGCAGAAGCACCAAGCTTTGCTTTTATGGGTGCAGGTTTTAAAAGCCTTGAAGAAAACCCTGCTGCACAGACAAAATCACGAAGATATGTTTGTGATAAGTCAGCAACAAAGACTATAAACGGATATGACTGGTCAACACCATTTGAGCTTGACCAGATTCGTGAGCAGGAAGCTGTTGAATTTATCTGCAAGGTCGGCGAAAAACAGCTCACTGGCGCAGATGCAGAGCGAGATTATGTTATGGTAGATATGAGTAGCCCCGTTGCAAGCACTGAAAATACATATAATGCAAGAAAAATCAAGGTCGCAGTTGAACTTGCAAGCTTTTCTAATGATGATGGCGACCTCGGTGCAAGTGGTAATTTGCTTGGTGCTGGTGAAATTATCGAGGGTACGTTTAACACAAGCACAAGAACATTTACAGCAAAGGAGTGATAAATAATGCTTATTATGGGACACGAGGTTCAGGACCTCAATTTTCTTGACGCAGATGTTCTCGAAAAGGTTGAAATAGCAAGCAAAAAAGTTTTTGATGAGTGCAAAAACGCAGCAAAAAAAGCAAAAACTGAATCAGAAGCTGTCAGAAATCAGTGCAATGCTATTGCAGAGTTCATAAATGAACTTTTTGGAGAAGGAACAGCAGAAAAATTGATTAAGAATGGCTCTAATCTCTTTGCTTGTATAAATGTTTTTGGTGAGGTTATCAAAGCGATAGAACAAAGTAAAATTGAGCAAAATCAAGAATTTGAAAAATTGTTTAGCAAGTATTCTGTCGAAAGAATTAAAAGAGAATGAGCCTGCTTATAGATAATGCTCCGAAGAGCGTTAATATTGACGGTGCGGAGGTTGAGATAAATTCAGACTTCCGCACAGCAATATTATTTGAACAGATGATGTTTGACGATGATTTTCCCGAACATCTTAAAATAGCGAATGCTTTACAATTATTCTACCCTGTGTTACCTACCAATCTCAATGAAGCAGTTGACAAGCTTATTTGGTTTTATTCTTGTGGAAAGGATAGGAAAGAAAGCAGTTCTAAGCAGTCCGAAGGTGGTCGTTGCTATGATTTTGAATATGATGACGGATATATTTATGCGGCATTTATGCAGCAATACGGCATAGATTTAGAAAGCATAGAATATTTGCACTGGTGGAAATTCAACGCTCTATTTAAATCACTTACCAATGATTGCGAGATTGTAAAAATTATGTGTTACCGCACTATGAAAATCAGCAGTAAGATGTCTGCAAGCGAGCGTCAATTTTACAGTAAGATGAAAAGACTACACGCCCTGCCTAAAAGCCAAAGTGAAAATGAGAAAATCAGCGAAATTGAAAAAATGTTGATGAAGAAATAAAATATTCTTTACTTTTGCAGTTATTTGGTGTATAATATCTACAAAATAACTAATAAGGGGTGTATTTTTATGAAAAAGAGAGCGATTTCAACTATTTTAGTGGCTTTATTGGCATTGTCAGCTTGTGCTGGCTGCGGTTCTGGTGCAAGTACACCAAGTAGTTCAGATGCTCCAAGTAATCCAAGTTTGAGCGAAAGTTCTGTTGTATCTGAGGTCAGTGTGGAAAGTTCAAAGGCTGAAAGTAGTGAGGAGAGTTCAAAGGTTGAAAGTGAAGTTAAAAGCAGTACAGAAAGTTTGACAAAAGTTGAAAGTAGTGATGAATCTTCAGATACGGAAAGTAATTATGAAGAAAACAGCACTTTAAACCAACAAAGCAAGCTTCCGACAAAAATAAACAACAACTATCTGTTCAATCTAAAACACGGTAAATTGATGAGTGCTATTGACCCAAACAATGACGGCAAAACCTTAGTTATAAAGGCTAAAATTAAACCAAGTTACAGTAACAAGACTACAATAAGCCAAAATTATTTTAATGTTGCAGACATAATTAAAAATCAAGGTGCAAACAGTTTTGAAACTATTGATTATTGGGCAGTAGCAGATATGACCGATGGTTCAGAAGAAAAAGTTGTAAGTTTTACATTGGATAGTTATACAATTCAAAATATATATGATGGTAATATTGTTGACAATCTAATAGGTGAATATGCTACTGACTTATGGGTACATCAAAGTTTAAGATGATTATTAAAAGCACTCTCGCTTTAGGGTGCTTTTTTGAAAAAATTGAAAAAACCTCTTGACTTTTTGTGTACACTACTTTATAATTTAGGTGTACACAAGAAAAGAGGTGAAGAAAATGTCGCCAAGTACAGGCAGACCTAAATCTGAAAATCCAAAGGATATACAGTTAAAAATAAGAGCCGACAAACAAACTATCGACGATTTGAATTTCTGTTGTGAAAAAAAACAAATGACAAAAAGTGATGTAATAAGGCTTGGTATCCAAAAGGTTAAAGATGAGGTTTTGAACGAAAAAAAATAACGGCAACTATCCACCGACCAAAGCGATTAGTTACCGTTATTAACGCAGAAGTTTTCTTCTGTGAAATTTATTATATCACATAGGAAAACTTCTTTCAAGTTTGAATTTTAATTTGAAAGGAAGTCATCTTATGACAAATGCAATTACAATTAACAATCAAGATTTAGCTTTAAGACAGTATAATGGACAAATGGTTATAACATTTAAGGATATTGACCTTGTTCATAACAGACCACAAGGAACGGCAGGAAGAAATTTCCGAGTAAATAAAAAGCACTTTATTGAGGGTGAAGATTATTTCAAAATTTGTCCCGACGAAATTCGTCGACACAAAATAATGAGTATATCTCCAAAAGTTAGGGAAGATATAGTATTTATCACCGAGAGCGGATACCTAATGCTTGTAAAATCTTTTACGGATGACCTCTCGTGGAAAGTGCAACGACAGCTTGTGAAAACATACTTCCGTTATAAGAAGTCGTTACCTGAACCAAAGTCAGCAAAAGAGTATGAATACTTCGATAAAACTTATAACGGTGTGCCGGTGCTGACCTCTGCTGATATGGAATATCTTACAAAGATAAACCACTCAACAATAGACTGGAATTTAAGAACAAAGTTTATCAGTGGAAAGGATTTTTATTATATTTTTGGTAATGAACTTAAAAAGTATAAAAAAGAAAATCCAAAAGCCTCAAAAATGTCAAGTGCTTTATATCTTGTAACTCGTGAGGGCTTCATAAAGATTTGCAGAGCCTACGGTGTACAAATTGACACACCTAAGTGCTTTGAGGTAAAAGAAGAACCAAAAATATCTACCGTTCATCGTATCTATGATACTTTCTGCAAGCATTACAATATAAAGAGATACCAGTTGACAGAAGATGCGGCGAAAATACTTAAATGCGGTGAAAATGGTATCACTAATGAAAGCTGTATTTTGCGTAAAACTGATAGTGACGAATACAAAATATTCACAGACCCAACTATGCCATTGCTTGAAAGACAATTTACACTTACTGAAAACCTCGGTCGCATTATGGCAGGACAGCTAAGAGAAAACGCTAACCCTGACATAAACTATGACCAAGAAGCAAGGCTTTTTGGTATCGTGGTAATGGCAATGTCATTATTCTTCGATAAATAACAGTTAAAACTTAATATTCGAGCGTACATCAGAAATGGTGTGCGCTTTTATTTTGCAAGAAAGTAGGTGAGAATATGAGCTATGACGGAAGTTTGAAATTTGATACTAAGATTGACAGCAACGGTTTTTCTACTGGCTTATCTAAGTTAAAAAAACTTGCCAAAACTGGTGTAGGAACAGTAGGTACAGTGACTTCTAAAGCTACTGATATGATTGGAAAATTTACATCAGTAGTAACAACATCAGTAGCGACAGTTTCAGCAGGAATTGGAACTATAGGTACAGCTGCTACAAGGGTAGGTATGGACTTTGAAGCAGCTATGTCGAAAGTATCATCTATCTCTGGTGCAACTGGAAATGACCTTCAATCTCTTACAGATAAAGCGAAAGAGATGGGAGCAACTACAAAGTTTTCTGCCACTGAATCTGCGGAAGCTTTTCAGTATATGGCTATGGCTGGCTGGGACACTAAATCTATGCTTGATGGTATTGACGGTATAATGAATTTGTCTGCCGCCGACGGCTTAGACCTTGCAACCACATCAGATATTGTAACGGACGCTCTTACAGCATTTGGACTTTCTGCAAAAGACAGTACGCACTTTGCAGATGTCCTTGCTACAGCTTCAAGCTCCGCTAATACAAATGTTTCAATGCTTGGCGAAAGCTTTAAGTATGTAGCACCTCTCGCTGGCTCTATGAATTATTCCATTGAAGATGTTTCACTTGCACTTGGTCTAATGGCTAATGCAAGTGTAAAAGGCTCAATGGCAGGTACAAGCCTAAAAACTGCTTTATCTAATTTGGCATCACCAACAAAAAGTATGGCAAGCGAAATGAGCAAGCTTGGTATATCTATGACCGACAGTAACGGCAATGCTTTAGGTCTGAGAGATATTATTATACAGTTACGAGAAAAGTTTGGAAAACTTTCAGAAACTGAAAAAGCAGCAACTGCATCAACACTTTTTGGCAAAGAGGCTATGTCTGGTATGCTTGCTATAATAAACGCAAGTGACGCTGATTTTAATAAACTGACTAATAACATTAGCAACGCCGATGGAGCAGCAAAGCAAATGGCTGATACCCTTAACGATAACCTAAAAGGTGATATTACGATTGCAAAATCAGCTCTTGAGGGGTTCGGTATAACAATTTATGAAACTTTAGATACAGACCTTCGCAGTGCTGTACAGCTTGGAACAAAATATATTGATGAACTTTCAAAAGCTTTTACAGATGGTGGTTTGCAAGGTGCTGTGAAAACAGCTGGTGACATCTTCGGTGAAATAGCTACCAAAGCAGCGGAAAATGCTCCGAAGATGATTGATTCTGCATTGCAATTTATTGATAGTTTTGCGAATGGCATTAGGGATAACAGCTCAAGACTGCTTAATGCAGGACGAAGTATAGTGCAAGCAATTATTGAAGGTATTATTAATTTTGCAGGCTATGGCTCTGAACTTATTGACGGTGCAGTCGCTATAATCGAAAATTTAATACTCGCAATAAGTGCAAACGAAAGCGAATTGCTAAAAGCAGGCGAATCTATAATCGATTCTATCGTAAATGGCATTGTGAACCTTGCAAACAATGCAGGAACTGTTGTAAGGGGTGTAGTTGCACTTATAAAGTCATTTATAAAATCCGTAAAAAATAATAAGGATAAGCTATTAACAGCCGCAAAAGAGATTGTTAAGGCTATTACAGATGGGCTTGTCTCTTTATTACCTAAGGAAGTACAAACACCTGTTAGAAAGTGCATAGACGCTATAACAAAGCTTTTTAATAGCAATGGTTTGAAAAAGGCTATACAGTCTGTAACGAAGTTTATAGGAACGCTCGCAAAAGCAATAGCCGATATGGCAGGTAAGGTAGTGCCTCCTCTTGTTAAAGTGTTAGAGTTTCTTTGCAGTAATCTTAATATTATAGGTCCCGCAATTTTAACAGTAGTTTCTGCAATCAAAATATATAAAGGAACTGTAGAACTTGCGAAAATAGCACAATTAGGGTTTAATGCAGCAATGTCAGCAAATCCGATTGGTGTAGTTATAACTCTTGTTGAAGGCTTGGTAACAGGATTAACAGCATTGTGTGGGTGGTTAAGTCAGACAAGTGAAGATACAAAAGCTTTAAATGAGTCTCAAGACAATTATAATACAGCGGCAGAAAATACAAAAAAGATAGCAGAAAATTATGGTGATAAATTAAGTGGTATTACTGACGCTATGGATAAATGCCGAGATGGTATTGATAATGCTACAAGTTCTCTTGAAGGTTTTGACGAAAGCTTGATAATTCCTGAAGATACAAAGAAAAAGCTTGAAGGTGATATGACCGATGTTCAAACTCGTATAGATAAGATATGCAGCGGATATTCAACAGATAGAAAAAAACTCACACAAGAAGAAATTGAAGAACTTGAAAATCTTATGAAAAAGCAAAAAGAGCTTGCTGATAAGGAACTTGAACTGCAAAGCGAATACCAAGAAACAGCTAACGGTATAGCACAGGAATTTATATCTCAATTTAAAGGCACACCAGAGGAATATTCAAAGCAGTCTAAATCCTATATAAAAGGTGCTGAAGAAACCAGAGATAAAGTTATAACTGCGGCTGAGGAGCAGTACAAAAAAAGATACCAATTAGCCACAAAAGAATATAAGGTCGGAGCAATAACTAAGAAAGCATATGAAGATGAAAAGGCAGTAGCTTGGAAAACTAAAGAAGAAACTGTGAAAGCTGCAAAAGAAAAATGCGGACAGACGGAAGCACTTATCACGAATCATTATACTAAACTTATTACAGGCACAGATAAGTTTATATCTAATAACAATAAAATTACAAAAACATCAGACGCCGCTTATTTAAGGGCGGCTCAAAGAGCCGCAGGTTATCATGACTTATTAGTTGTTGGTCAAATTAATCAAGAACAGTATTTAACTGATATTAATAAGGTTTGGGAAGATTACGAAAAAGACAACGGGGAAATTCTTGACGATATTGTAAATAACTTTGATGAAGCTACAGTAGCACAAATTGGTGATTGGGCTGAACTTGTTAAGATAACATACGAAAGTGGTGGTAAAATCTCAGACGATACTGCTTATATGGCTTACAGTCTTAGAGAGTCTATTAAAAATCTTCCTGATGATGCTAAGAAAAAAATGGGAGATACTTACAATAAAATGATTAGTTCTTTTGACAGTTTGCCGACTGAAATGTATGAGCAAGGAAAAGCGGCTGCTTTAGCATTTGAAAATCCATTAGGATATTCTTTTGCTAAAAAAATGAAAGAAAACGGTGCTAACATAGTTGAAGGATTAAAAAATGGTGTTATATCAAAGATTCCTATTTTATCTAAAGTTATGAATGTTGTTGCTTCCGTAATTGAAAGTACATACAAAACAGATATGGACCAACATTCCCCATCGAGATTAATGGCAAAGCTTGGTCGTTTTACAGTAGAAGGCTTGGAAATCGGTTTAAAAGATAGAACCAAAAAACTTGCAGGTATAGCGAAAGATTTAGCTGAATCTGTATCGGGAACTATATCAAGTGGCTTAAACAATGACATAATGCTTGATACCAATGCAGAAATGACTGCAAGGCTGAAGACAGCAGTATTTGCACAAGCAGGAGAGATAGGTTTAAATGTAGCAACAAAAAATGCTAATAACTATGATACTCAATCAGATGGCAATAGTGGTATTAAGGCGAGCGGAAATATAACAACTCACATAAACATTGACGGCAGAGAGTTTGCGGTGGCTACGGTACCTTATATTGATGAGGAACTAGCATTTATAAAGGGATGATAAACTTGGTTGAAATGATGATTGATAATAACAACATTGCAGAATACGGTGCCAGGCTATTAAGTTTTAGTATTGGCGGTACTGAATTAACAACAGCAACAAGTACAAGCTATAACGCTAATTTTCCTAAGCTTTTTCATACTGACTACGGACAACGAGCTATAAGTACCGTACTTGTTTTTAAACCTCATACACAGCAAAATGGTATGCTCGCTAAAATGCACACAGTAGCATTGCAAAAGTCAAGGCTTGATAATCTTCTGTTCGGAAACATCGTTGATATATCGTTGCCAGACGGATATTTTTACAGGTGCGTGCTTAATTCTATAAGTAATGAAAGCTTTGATGGTAATTGCCTTGAAGTTACATATTCATTCACAGGCATAAGGCATTTATCATTAGCGACTATAAAAAGTTCGGAATTATACTGCTCATCAACAGTTGATACAGATTGCAAAATAACAGCAACTATCATAGGTTGCAACGCTAATACAAGGCTTCAATTTATTATGTCATATGGCTCTAATTCAGTTTCTTATTCTATGGATAAGGTTAATTCAGGAGATGTTGTTGTGTTTGATGGCATAAACTGCAAGGTTACAAAAAACGGGCTTAACGCTTTCGGAGATTCTAATGTTGTAGAATTTCCAAAGTTACACCCAGGCAAAAACATATACATAGCTCAACACTCATCACCAGTAAAAGTTGAGTTTGCAACTGAATATTATCCTACATTTATATGAGGTGAATTATGAAAGCAATGAAATTATACAGCGGAGGGAAAGTTTATCCTCTATCGTGCATATCGAATTGGTGCATAACATCATCGCTTGGTGGCAGTAAAACAATGCAGTTCGATATATCACCGCAAAGCCCAGAATATCGCCTGATAGCCGAAGAAGAACGCATTGAATATGATGGTACTTATTACAATATCAAGAGCATAAATGAACGCAGAACAATAGCTACTGTTAATGCTGAAATCGACCTTGACGAACTAAAAAGTAAGATATTTAGCACCTTTAAGTATGATACTATAAGCTTCGTTCAAGCTATGTCGACAGCACTTGACGGCACGGGCTGGAGCGTGGTTGGCGCAGGTCTTGTTACTGCAAAACACAGTTTTGATTTAACAGATGTTACACCACTCGATATTGTTAATAATTGTACAAATAAAACAATGTACAATGTATCTTTTGATGTGGATAATATACGCAAAATACTTAATGTTTCTGTGCCAGCAACACTTGCAAATAATGTATTTTTTAGTGATGAGTTAAATTTAAAAGAGCTGACTTTCAAAGGCTCTTCAAGTGGCTTTGCTACCCGTCTTTATGCTTATGGCAAAGACGGGTTATCTTTTGCCAAAATCAACAACGGGAAAGAATATATTGATAATAACTCTTATAGCAATAAGGTTATTGCAACCGTTTGGAGAGATGAAAGATATACGAAAGCTGAAAGTTTACTTGTAGATGCTCAGGAAAAGCTAAAAGAATTAGCTGTACCGGAACGGTCTTATGTGTGTGAAATTATCGACCTTGCAAGACTTAATAAGATAGAATATTCTGAATTTTACATAAGGCTTAATAGCGTAATTACTCTTATAGACCGCAGAAGAAATAAACGCCTTGAGCATACAGTTGTTGAAATTAAAGAATACCCAAACGAACCGCTCAACAACACGGTTACTCTTTCAACATCGCCTGAAAAAATCTCAAGAAAACTCATTGATAATACTACGAGAATTAATCAGATAAGCACAACCGTAGATAAACAGCCAAGTGCTTGGCAAAAAGCAATAGAAACTGCAACAGCACTAATCACAGGTGCAAGTGGCGGATATGTTGTACTAAATCCGTCTGAAAAGCCGTCAGAATTGCTTATTATGAATACACCAGATATAAATACAGCAACGAAGATATGGCGATTTAATGTGAATGGCTTTGGATTTAGTAGCAATGGCTATAAAGGTCCTTTTCCACTTGCTATGACTATGGACGGCGCTATCGTTGCAGACCGTATCACAATAGGTGTCCTACAGGGCATTAAAATTATTGCTACAATAGGCTCTATTGCCGGTTGGAAAATGGAAAACGGCGTGCTTGTGTCTGATGATGGAACAATGAAATTAGACAGCGTAAACAATACTATTACAGTTAATAATAGAGATGGTAACAAGCTTATGACCGTAAGTAAGGACGGTATTAAATTCTGGCGTGGTGATACTGAGATAGGTCAGATAGGTATTCGTGGCGGTGATACTGGGCAGTATGGTCTTACATTTGACCTGATAGACGGCGATGCAATGACCTGGAGCGTATATGATAGCACAGAAAAAGTGTATGTAAATAAGCTTAGATATACAGAATCGGACGGCTTGAATGTAAGTAACAATTTTACTTGCAATCAGTTTTTCGGACATAATGTAACGGATATAGACCTCGGCAACGGACTACACGCTTGGGGATACAACGAATAGGGGTGAGTAGATGATTAACATAATCAGAGGTACAACAAACGATTTAAGCTTGAATATCGAGGACGAAAAAGGTGAGCAGTACACGCTTCAAGACGGCGAAAAAATCATATTCGGCGTCAAAGAAAATGCAGAAAATAGCGATTATAACATAGTAAAAACGCTTACTTCTGCAGATGTTGTTGACGGTATTTATACTATCAAACTTACACCAACGGACACATCCGAGCTGTCGTTTGGGCGATATTACTTTGATATTGGCTTACAGACCGCAAACGGCGATTATTATATGATAGTGCCTTGTGATGAGTTTTGTGTGTGCAAGGCTATTACAGCAAAGGAGGTTACATAAATGGTGCTAAAAGGACAGATAAAGCAAATACAGCACTTATCAGGCAAGCTTTGTAAGCCAACAGGTGGCAAGTCAGACCATTATACAGTTAAGCCGCTACATTTTGCAGTAAAGACACACGCATTTAGTATGCCAATAAAGTATTATAATCTACCAGATACCGTTAATGGAGAAACGACAGAAACAATAAACGGAACTAAGTCATTTGATAATCCGTCAGCATTAACAGGCAAAGTTATAAACGGCATAATGCTCTATAGCCTGCCCGATGGAACTTGTGATGTTATTGAAATCGCAGATGGTGTAGTATCAGTTGAGAAAAAATGTGGCCACGCTATAATTGACGGAGATACTCCGATTACGGCAATTATAAAGAGCGGAGATTCAAGGGTTGCAAGCGGATTTTTTGCGATAGGCTATACAAAAACAACATTTAATGATTTGATAGAACCACAGGCAACAAATGTATATTGCAATAGATTATCTGTAAGTAAGCAAAAAACTTTAACTGCTGTAACTGAAACGGCAATATACATAAACAGCTCGCAAGCACTTTATATCGTTTTGCCGACAGGGACTTGTGATGAAGATAGTGAAAGCGTTGTCGAATGGCTCAACAATCATAAAATCGAAATTATATATCCCATCGCTGAATTAAGTACAACATCAAACTTAGATAATGAGGAGGAAATATTATGTCTTATGTGAATAAAATTATAAGCATAAACGGAACAGAAAAGGATTTTATCAAAGCATTTGCGAATGAATTAACATCAGCAGACAGCAGAATTACTTGCGAAACGGACATTGACGCAGAGTTTGCTAATGAAGATTCATCTCATATCATTACTGTAATTTTTGATGTGAATAACTGCTATAAGATAAAGCTTATAAGAGCCGTGGCGATTAATAGGGCAACTTCTCAATATAATATACAGACAGTAATCAATAATGTGGATAAATCAAGTACAGGTTTGCTTTTTTTAGGTCTTACGAAATTCGTAGCAGATATAGTAACGAGAACATTTAACTTTATGTTAATTTCAAACGATAACACAGTAGTAATGTTGTTTAGTGACTATGATCAATCTCTGCCGAATGCTTATAAGTACAATTTAATATCATATCACGAGCAAGACTTTAATGTTACAGCTTATAGCACTAATACAACAGCAAGCAAGTCGGAGTATATTCGTACAGATGAAAATCATCAGGGCGAAACTTACAAAACAACAAATCGTTTGCTTTATAGCAGAGATGAAAATGTAGAAATTATAGAAAGTAAACCGCTTTTGCAAAATAGCAGTGCGGTATACGATATGAAAAATGTGTATGATTGCTCAAATGTCACAGCAGGAAGCATATTGATTATTGATAGCAACAAATACTTCGCTGTTGATAGCAATACATTGATAAAAATCAAGGAGTGATAAAAATGGATAAGCAAACAACAATACAAGCTTTAATAACAGCAGCTCTTGCAGCACTTACATATTATTTCAGTATACTTGCTGTGCCTATTATTGTACTTATGACTGTTATGGTGATAGATTACATAACTGGTATGGTATCAGCTTGGCATAATGCTGAGTTATCAAGCAAAAAGGGTGTATTTGGCATAATTAAAAAGTTATGTTATTTAGCTTTAGTATGTGTTGGAATGGGCGTTGATTGGCTTATATACAGCGGTATGACACAAGTAGGTATCACCATGAACTATACTGTATTTTTTGGCATATTGGTTGCAATATGGCTTATTATAAATGAGTTGATAAGTATACTTGAAAATCTTAATCGTATTGGTGTACCATTACCAAAATTTATTACTGTTATAGTCAAAAAATTAAAAAACACAGTCGAAACTGAGGTTAAAGAAAGCGAGGACTAACTAAAATGGACTTAACAGACACACAAGAGCTTTATATTTTGCATTTAGGTGAATGGATTAAACAATAAACAATGAAAGGAAGTTTTATTATGAAAGAGAAATTAATTGATGTATCAACCTGGAATGGCAATATCGACTGGGATAAGGTCTATA